CGGTGTCGACCTCGCCAGTCTCTCCGGGCTCGATGCCCGCGACTTGCGCTTTGTGTCGATTGAAGACGCGCATGGCTCAGAGCCCGTCCCGGTAGATCAGCCCCCCCGGACGACGCACGACCGAGCCACCGCAGCGCCCCTCGCAGGGGATGCGGATCTCCAGCCCCTCGGGCTGCGGCGCCTGCGCCTCGAACGGCAGCGGCACGAGCGAACCCGCGATGTCCGCGTCGCGCTTGAAGCAGACCGCACGCGGGCCCGTGCGCGCGGCGTCGGCGGTTTCGAGCAGCGGCCACGCAGCGACCTCGATCGGGCGGCCTGCGTCGCGCTGCGACTGCAGAAACACGCTGAGGATGCTCTTGTCGCTGTTGGTGCCAGTCATCGTCTGCGAGACGCGATTGAGCTGCGCCTGCGGCAACAGCATCGTGTCGGGGATGATCGCTTCCTTCGAAGCCACGACGACGCCATTGACCATCGCGAAGAGCTCCGCGAGGAGCTGCGCAGCGGTGAGTCCGGACCACAGGCCGGCGGCGGCCTGCACCGTGACGTTCGAGTTGTTCAAAAACCCGAGGATCGTGGAGTTCGAGTCCGCGTCGCCGAAGGCGATCACGTTGTCGATCTTGCGCGCGATCATCGTCGCGGCCGCCTTCGCGTACGTCACGTCGAGCTGCATCTTGACGCCTCGACGCGACGCGAGCGCGACCTCGCGAAGCTGCTGAATCGTGTAGCCGTAGCTCGCGCCGTAGCTCTCGATTCGCGAGCTGAACTCCTCGACCCTCGCGTCGGCGCGCGGCAGGTCGCCGCTGCGTCCGCTGGTGCGCGCCGCCATCCCGGCGACGTCGCCTTGCCTCCACGTGTACACGGACGCGCCGGGATCGACGCCGCTGATCGTCGGGACGTAGAGCGCCGCCTTGAGCTCGGCGTAGAGCACCTCGGTGATGTTCTCTTCGACGTGCTCGAGCGCGCGCGCCACGACGGCAGACTCACCAGCGTCGCAGCGGATCTGCTCGGCCTGCGACTGCACGAACTGCAAATACTTCCTGCTCATGGGTTCCTCACGGAGCGTTGAGGTCGACGCGAGCGAGTCCGTTCGCGGCGGCAGTGTCGAGGTAGGCCGCGCCCGGATACTGGACGGCGGTCGCGGTGTCGGCGCTCTTGCGGAACGCCCCGAGATTGGTGCCACCGGCACCAGCAGCGAAGCGCACGAACACCGGATCTCCCGGCACCACGGCTTCCTCGACCTTGACCCACACGACGCCCTTGCGGACGATCGGCACGGTCGTGCCCTGCGGGTACGGAACGCTCACGCCCGACGGCCAGTTGACCATCTTCATCGGGTCGTAGACCGCGATACCGAGCGCCGTTCCGCCCGTGATTTGCCCGGTGGCCGTCGGCAGCTTGCAGCGACCGTCAGTCGCGCCCATCACGACGAAACGACCGTTCGTGATGTCGACGCCCGCCGCGTACGAGCGCATGTCCGCGTTGTTGAGGTCCGCGACCTGGCCTTCGATCGCGACGGCGGGGTTGTATCCAACAGAGGTTTGGATCGCCATGACTCAGCTCGCCCTTCCCGAGATCGGCTGCTTGCCGCGCTCGACGAGACGCTCAGCGAGGGTCTTCGTCTCGCTGGTCGTGTTGGAGTTGGAAGCGCCCTTGATCGCGTCGGCGTTCGCGGCCGCGAGGGCGTCATTGCGTTGATCGGCGTTCGCAGCAGTCGAGGGGACGACCGCGACGATCGCTTCGAACATGCCATCGACCGTGTCGGACGACAGCGAGTCGAGCTTCACGGCAGGCATCTGCTTGGCGATGACCGTGCGCTTGATCTCCGAGGCCTTCTTGCCCTTCGCGTCGAACGACGCGCCGAGAACCTTGCGAGCGCTCTCGATGAGCGACGCGCGCTTCTCGATCGCCGAGTCGAGCACCGCTTCCGGCACCATCTCCTCGGTGATCGCGGGCGCGGCCGGCGTCGCAGCCGCAGCCGCGGCCATCTTGGCCTCCATCGACGCGACCTTCTGCAGCGCGTCCATCAGCGCCGCCTTCACCGCCGCGAGCTCGTTCGCGTCCGCGTCGGCTTTCTTCTCGAGCTCGGTGACCGCGCCCTGCGCTTCGGTCATGCCGTCTTCCGCGTCGGTCCGGATCTCGATCTCCCGGCCGCGGATCTTCAGCTTCTTCTTCATGAGCTGCTCCTCGGCGGCGGACGACGTGCCCGCCGTTGCGTTGTCGTCCGCGCGCGCGGCAACAGCGCCGTCACGCACCACTTCCACCGCGGAGTCGATCCGCAGCGAAACATCTGCCCCCGCGCGCCCCCAGCCCGAAGGCCCGAGCGCCGCGTGGTTGTATCGAATGCGCCGCTGCACGCGGTCGTACGGCTCGCCCTCTGGCGTGACGCCCGGCGTGTCCTCGACCTGGCACGCGTAGCCCGCGCTCACCTCTTTGCGCTCGCCAGCCTCGATGCGCGCGATCTCGCTCGCGTCCTGCACGAGCACCGACGCAGCGACGTAGATCCCGTCGCGCGCGACGTCGTCGCCCACGTGACCCACGGTGACGTCGCGCCACGTCGACGGCGTGACGAGCGTCGCGGGGTGCAGGTCGGTCACCGGCGCGCCGCGGAGCGACGAGAGCGAGTCTTCGGCGAAGACTTCCTCGGGCGGGCGCCACTCGCGCCACTCGTTGCCGCTCGCGTCGCGGTACGGGAGCACGCCGCACTTGGTGATCGACGCGAGCACGCGCAGACCACCGGAAGCGGTTCGCTCCCAGGATCGGACGGCGGCCATGTCGAATCGCAGCTGCTCAGCCACGACGCCGAGCGTGCGTCGCGTGTGCGGTCCTGCGCTACGTCACGGAGACACGCGCGCGGATACGGGACTCCTCTCGTTCTACACGGGCCAAGATCGCGCTACTGCGATACGGCTATCACTCCACCGCTGAATCTCGACGACAAGATCAGGCACGCTTGCCGACGTCGCGTGCGTCTTCGCCAAAGATTCGATAGCCGTTTGGACGTTGTTTCGGCTGACTCCGTTCGTCGTCATGCCGAGCTTCTGGACCTTCGACCACGTCGCTGCCGATTTCTGGTCCAAGTTCGCAAACTCCCATTCAGGGTGGTGCTTGGCGTAGTTGGCGATATGCCACAGAGAACTGAGTAGCGGGGGGCGCGTGGACATCGGTGATACACGCAGTCCCAGCGTCGTCCCGCGTGCATACAGTTCGTCTGTCGCGGACTGTACCTGCCGAATACATCCCTGAAGAAACACAACAGCCGTTTCCCAGACTGTCTCGGTGTCAGCCTCAAAGTCTGCGAGATCCTCGGGCTCGTTTGGACTCAACACGGCATCGATGGCTGATTGTAACGCGTGCGCGACGTCGAGCGAGAGAGCGCGCGCGATTCGCGCCTCTGCGAGTGAGATCGAAATTGCCTTGAGCGTTCGCTTGGTCATTCGTCGGATACTACAGGCAGCGCTACGCATCTGCATTGGTAGTCCTGCCCTGGGTGCGCTGTGCGTCCGCTGTCGTCGACGACGGGCGGGTCTGCGTACGCGAAGCGCTTGCCTTCGAGCTTGCGGTGCCCCGGTCGAACGCGCTCGTCGCCCGACGTCGACCAGACGTAGTGCGTGATCCCCGCGGCGCGGTGCTTGATCTCCGTGAGGCTGCTGTTGAGCTTGAGCACCTGATCGCGCGCGATGAGCTCAGCCTTCGAGCGGTCCGCGCCTGTCTCGCTCTGGATCCGCTTCGCCACGTCCTCGACGCGCGCGCCGCGGTTCTTGTCGAGGACCTTGCGTACCCGTGCGACCTGGTCGAGCGCGAGGGACTGTATCAACGACAACTGCTCTTCGCGGAAGATCTCCAGCACCGTCGGCTTGTCCTCGCTCGCGCTCGCGATCTTGATCCCCTGCACGCCGAGCGTCTCGAGCTGGCGGCTGAGCTCGCGCGAGGACGATTGGTCCGTGCGCTGCGCGACGGTCGAGAGCACGCGCACGAGGTCCGAGCGACGGATCGCGGAGCGCGCGAGCTTCGTGATCGTGCGCAGGATGCGGCGGATCACTGCGTCGTCGATCGTGCCGAAACCACCGTCGGGCGCGTCGAAGCGCACGCCCGTCTCGCGCGCGACCGCCGCGCGGATGCCGTCGCGCATCGTCTTCTCGATCACGCGCAGCGACTTCGCATACGTCGCGATCGCACCGCTGGGCGGAACCGGAGGCGGGGCGCGCCGGCGCTTCACGAGGCCTCGACGCCGAGCGGGTAGCAGACCGAGCCGCGGCCGCGCGTCCACACGCCAACCTCTGCGAACACGAGCGGGCGCGGGTCGTTGATCACGAGCGGCAACTGGTGATCGCGCGGCACGTACGCGACGGTGACGTGCGGGGTGTACCCGTGCTCCGAGCTCGGCGCGAGCCCCACGGCCGCGAGGCCTTCGAGCAGCGACGCGCGCGCGGCATCGAGCGCCGGGGCGTCGACGCTGTGCCACACGGGATCGACGTTTCCGACGCCCGCGAAGCGACCCACGCCGCCGAGCAGCGCCGCAATCGCGGGCGTGTGCTCAGCCCACTCGGCCGTCACCGCGATCGCCGCATCGAGCTGCTCGTCCGAGAGCGCAGGGAAGTACGCGAGGGTGCAGTGCAGCTCCGGCGCGGGCACGCGCGATCCCTCGGCCACGAGCTGCGTCGCGAGCTCGAGGGGGAGGGGCAGGACGATCGCGACGCTGTCGTCCGATGGCTCGAGCGACGGCGAGCGGTACGCGTTGAAGATCTTCGTGAGTCCGTCCGTGAGCGGTCGGGCTTCGGGCACCACGCCGCTCAGCGCGACCGCCAGGGGCACCGCCGCGGGCTGCAAAGCGTCTGCGCGCGCGTCGGTCTTCTCGGGCTCGGGCGGGGCGCTGGCGTCGGGCTGGGGCGCCGCGGCGGGGGCCACTGGCACCGCGACCACGTCGCCCTCTTGCAGCTCGTCGCCCTCGGCCACCTCGGTCGGTGCGCGATCGACGAGCCCGCCGAGCTCGAGGCCGCCGTCCTTCGCCCGCTGCACGATACGACTGTTCCAATTCTTGAGCCCCTGCACCGAGCGTTTGAGCGCCGCGTTCTCGGCGCGCAGCTGCTCGAGCTCGGGCTGCGCCATCGGGTCGGGCGCGGTGAAGAACGTGCGCCCGGCCTCGCCCATGATGCGGTCGGCCTGCTCTATCGCGAGGCCCGGCATCGCCGCGAGGATCGCCTGCAGCCCGCTGTCGCGCGGGATCTCGCGCGCGGCAACGCGCTTGACGACGTCGAGGGCCTCCTCGGGCACCGCGCCGATCGCGTCGGCACCGAGCTCGCCAAGGTCCGTCGTCTCGTCGGCGCCATCATCGAGCGACGTCTCCGTGCTGTACCCGTCGCGGCGGAATCGATTCGCGCGGACCTCTTCGGGCGTGAGCACCTGCGCGGTGATGTACGCGGCGTCGATAGTCGCTTGCTTCGCGCGCAGGTCCGCGCTCTCCGCGTCCGTGAGCTGGTAGAGCGAGGGGAACTTGATCGACCACGAGTCGGGCTCGGCGCCGCCCGTCGGTCCGTTCTTGGCGCGGAGGAACATGCTCACGATGCGCTCGATCCGCGGCTGCACGCTGTTCGTTCGGGCGGAGTCGATCCGGTCGTAGAACCATCGGATGTCGCTGTCGCCCGTTGCTGACAGCCCCGCGGGCGCCTGCCCAAACAGGATCGTGACCGGGATCTCCGCGGCGCCGGCGAGCAGCAAGAAGCTCTTGTCGACGAGGTCGGCCATACCCGTCGCGATGCCTGACTCCACGCGAGTGAAGTCCTCGCCGTCGGCATCGAGCATGATTGACCTCGCGATGCTGCGAGCCATGTCCATGAGCTGCAGGCGCTTCCTGACCACGTCTTGCTTGTCCTGCGCGATCAACGACATGAGGTCCTTGATCTTGAACACGCCCTGCGACGCGTCTTGAACGAGCGTCGCCGCGGCCGCGCTAGTGCCGTTAAAATCGCGGAGCTTCGCGATCACGCGCTGCAGCTCACTCTCGCACCAGCTGTTGTTCTGCTGTCGCCGTCGACGCGACGTGACGGCGCCGTCGAAGCGCACGATGCGCGTCGCGTGCACCTCGCGCGAGTCCGTTCCGCCCGCACCCGACCGCACGAATCGATAGGTCTCGGGCTCGCCGAAGTACGGCGAGAGGGGATCGCGGAACCAACTCGCTGGAAACAACTCGCGCTTGTCGAGCACCGTGACGAAGCGGACCGCGCGGATGTTGTTCATGTCGAGCGGGAGCGCGGGATCGCGCCCGTCGTCCGCGCCGACGAACAACGCCGCGCCGCCGAACAATCGCGCCCACGTCCACGCCTCGGTCACTTTGCGCAGTACGTGCAGATCATCGAGCGCGCTCTTGATCTCGCTCTCGATCGCGGGATCGCCGCACGACACGCTGAACCCGCGACGCAGCGCCTCCTCCGGCACCGCGCGCACGATGCGCGACGCGTACGGATCACCGTGGAACATGTCCTCGAGCGTCTGGTCGTCGATGCGCAGCTCGCGCTGAAATTGGAAGTCGAGCCGCCCCGTCGCAGCGCCGATCCCCGTCACGAGGTTCGACCACGAGTCAGCGCGAAGCGTCGGCGACGGTGGCGCGATCGCCTGTGAATTTTCAGGCGCGAACAGCGAGCGCGCGAGGTCGAGTAGGCCCATCAGAGTTGCTCCATTGCTTGCTCGAGCGCCGACGCGAACGACTTCGCGTGTCGCGTCAGATACTGCGTTGCAGCATCCACCTGATCGTCGTTTGCGCCCCGTGGGAACGCGAGATGTTCAGCCACGAAGGCAGATACCCAGGGCGCACCAACACGCCCGTCGTCGTAGTGCGCGTGGTGCTCGTCGGGGATCACCACGTTGCCCGCAGCCCACAGCGGTTCGCTCGCAGCCGCGCGCGCTTCTTTGCCTCCCTCGGGCTCGATCGCGACGAGTCCCATCAGCTTGCTCTTGAGCGCGTCGATGATCGCCGGGCCGTTGGCCTTGTCCTCGATCAGCTTGCCCGTCGCCTGCGGATACTTCGCGCAGAACGCCATGAGGCGCGCGCACGTCTCAGCGAACCCCATGCGGCCGTGGTCCTGGTCGACGAGGTAGTGCGTGGTCCCAACGTTGAGCCACGCCTGGATCGCGACGTAGTCCGAGTCGTCGGTCTTCTTGAACGCCGCGTCGACGCTGATCGTCCACACACCGCCCGGCGGGAGGTGCGTCCAGCGGCGCGCGAAGTACTCAGCCTTGAAGATCCCTCCGCCGGCGGGCGAGGGGAGTTGATCGAGCTGCGCGGCCGCGGCTGTCGGACCGAGCTTCGTGCGCAGATTCGCGACCACCGTCGCGGGGTAGCGCTCGGGCATAAGCAGCTCACCCTCGGTCGTGCGTGGATCGCGCGCCCATCGATGCGGATGCGAGGCACGCAGCTCCATCGGCAGACACAGCACCGTCGCGCCCTCGCGGATGAGCTCGCTCGTGAGGTCGCGTTCGTGCAAGCGCTGCATCACGAGCACTTTCCGCGGGTGCTTCGGATCGCGGAAGCGCGAGGGCATCGTCTCGCGGTGCCACGCGATCGTCGCCTCGAGCTCGGCCGTCGAGGCGACGCCGGCGGGGTCGTGCGGGTCGTCGATCACGTGCGCGTCGGCGTGCTGGCCCGTCACCGATCCGCGCACGGTCGTCGAGAAGCGCATCCCGCCCGCGGTCGTGTAGTACGAGCCGACGGCCTTGCTTGCGCTCGAATCGCTGGGTAGTTGCACCTCCGGCCATCGCTCGCGGTACCAGTCGCTTTCGACCAGCGTGCGGCTCTTGCGCGCGTCGCGGAGCACGACATCGCCCGCGTAGCTCGCGGTGATCCAGCGCCAGTCCGGGCGCTGCGTCCAAACCCAAGCTGGGAAGAGCACCGAGCAGATGAGGCTCTTCGACATTCCCGGCGGGACGTTGATCACGAGCGACTCGATCTCGTCGTGGAACACCGCCTCCAACGCCTCGCACATCGCGTCGTGGTGCCAATTCCATTGTAGCGCCGCGGGCTCGACGTGTGGCCACGCCAAGCGCACGAACTCGCGCAGGCCTCGGCGACGCACGCGCTCGCGATCGACGTCGGCACGCGAGATCGAGAGAGCGAGGGCAAGGGTCACCGGGGACCTCCCGTGCTCGTCGTGAGCGCGTGCGTTTCTTCGAGCCGTTTTTGGATGAGATCGGCGAGCTTCCCGTCGACAAACCACTGTCCGCAGTTTGCGCACGTTGGAACGAACACGTCGGGCGGCAGCGGCATCTCGACGCCGTAGCGCACGGCCCACATTGCATCCGGACGCGGGCGCGCGCGGTGCACGAGTGCGCCACATTCGTCGCACCGAAACGGCTTGGCGACAGGCTCGCTCATCACGTGCTCTCCGTGCGGTGATGCGGCGCGCGGTTGCCCACCTCGAACAGCTCGCTTTCGCCGAGGTTGAGCAGGGCGTGCACGGCGTCGGTGAGCGCGACGCGTCGGTCCATCCGCAGCCCGTCGGGCCACGACTCGTGCACCTCGACGTAACGCTCCGTCGATCCGTCGGGGAACGAGTACTCCACGAGGTCGACGCGATGGGTGTGCGTCGAGACGCGATCGACCGATGCGAGCACGACGCGATTCTGTCCTGCGAATTCGCTCATCCGATCCACCTCAGCAACGCGAGCACGATCACCGCAGCGCCGACGCCAGCGAGCGCCCACAGCAGCCGCGGCACACGTCGGGCGCGCTGCGCTTCGCGCTCGATCCGCGCGATCTCGCGCACGGCAGCGCTGAAGCGCTGCTCGTAGCCCCACGCCATGAACGCGAGCTCGGCGACACGATCTTCGTCCGATCGCAGTAGCTGAGCGTTCGAGAACAAGCGCTGTGCCTCGAGGTGCTTCGCGTTTGCTGCTTTGAGCGCGCGCGTCGCATGGGTCAGCACGCGCGCGACGAACACCACGCCAGGCACGAGCACGGCGACGAGGCCGGTGATGAATCCAACAATCAGCGCGCTCACGCGGCCCTCGCGATCTTCGGATAGGGACGGCTCCGAGGCAGGTCGCGACGCGTCGTCCAATGCAGCCCGAACAAGTACTTGTGATTTCCGCCGTGGCGCTGCGCTCGGGTCACGCTGGGCAGGACCATGGACAACCACAGCCCGAGGTCTCCCGTCGGGGCGGGCGCTCCGTGAGCGACGAGCTGCTCAACCGCGTACCTCCATCCGCGCTCGCGACGCCGGATCTTCGACGCGGCACGCGCGCTGAACACCGTCCCGTCGGGAAGGACTCGCAGCGTTCGCGGCGTCGCGCGCCCGACGTACACCGCATTCGTGGCCTGATAGATCGTGCCGACGTGGCCCGGAAAGACGAGCGATCCGTCCGCGCGAGAGCGCGGCTCGGGATCCGCGAACGACACGATCCCCGCGAACCCATCTCGACGGAGCAGCTCGAAGCACCGGGCGAGGAACCACGATTCACCGTTGGCACGCACGCCATCGAGAAGGACGAAGCGACCGAGCTCGACGTTGTGCTCGAGCCCTCCCTTCAACGGAGCGAGCGCGAGGGTGTTGCTCGGAACGCTGAACACCGCGACGCCGACGAGCTCGCCGTGCTCGTAGAGCCCGATTCGACGGCGCGCGGCAGGGTAGGTGCCCGAGTAGTGGTGCTCTTCAACGAACGATCGCGCGACGCGATCGCTCTCGATGAGTGCAACGTCGAACGAGCGCGGATTGAAGAGCTCGCCCGCCGGGCGAAAGGAGTCGCGGCGCGCGCGCCAGCGCTGGCACGAATTGACGATCACGCTCCACCTGCCTTCGCGGTGAGCTCGGTCAACTTGTCGAGCTCATCGTCGCTGAGCTTCGAGAGGTCGAGCGGCGGCGTCACGCTACCCTCGACCTTCTGCACGCGCGGGAGCCCCACACGATCGAGGATCGCCTCGGCAGCCTTGATCCGCGCGAGGCCCTTGCTCGTCCGCACCGTGTCGAGCAGCGCTCTCACGCTCGCGAGCGCGCCGGCCTTGAGCAGCTCGCGGCTCTCGCTCATCGTCGGCGCCATCGCAGCCGCGTGCTCCCGCTTGTAGCGCTCGAGTGCTTCGGTGCCACATTCTGTGCGCAGCCACTCGCCGAGGTCGCCAGCGTCGGTGCCGAGGGTCTTCGCCGCGGAGCGCACCGATTCTCCGCTCGCGACGAGCGCGGCGCCCTGCTCGCGCTTGATATCGCGGGAGGGCCGATGTGTTTTGTTAGGCTTTTTGCGGGCCAAAGTGAACCTCCTACCGAGACTTGTGGAGCGAAAACAGATCGAGCTCCTCGCCGGCAGGCGAGGGCGACGGCGGAGCGGCGGGCGATCGAGGAGCGAGCGCGCGGCGAAGCGCGGCCATCACCCGTCGGAGCTGGGGCTTCGTGAGCGCGTGCGCCCAGGCAAGCAGCGGGTCCGATTCGCGATCGGCGATGCGCAGCGGCAACGGGAGGCCCGCCTGCAGAAACTTCCGGTAGCAGGTCCAGCACGATCCCCGGCGATGAGCCCTGGCGCCGCCGCAGATGTCGCAGACCTGCGGGGCGGGCGAGCGCACGGGCGCGCGACGCCGATTCGACTGGCGACGCTGTGGCGCGAGCGCGACGGGGCCTTCGCCCATGACGGACGACTTCATGCGGACCTCGCTTCCTCAGACCCGTCGGACCCCTCCGAATCGGGAATAGCTGCCGCTGGTCCCGAAACCCCCATTCTATTTATATTATTAGAATGGGGGTTTCGGGACCACTCGGCGTGGAGTGCCCTCGCGCGAGCCGCGACGGCTTCGGGAATTCCTCGTTCCCCGCTCTCGTAGCGTCCGAGAGTCTGGTGCGAGCGCCCCAGCGATCGCG